GCTTACGTCCCAGATTTTCTGCCGCAGCCATCACGATTTCCTTTTGGCAGCTCGCCTGTCCTCTGACGAAGCGATTTCTACAGCCTGCTTCCGGTCTGTCACCTTCCGGCCGCTCTTGCTGCCGCTACGCAGCCGACCCTTCTTGTACTCAGACAGGACCTTGCTGACCTTACGGGTCTGCGCTCTAGAGATAGCCACAAAAAATCCTCTGTTAGTATTCCTTCAAGCAGTAGAGAACCACTGCGTAGGTGTCTCCACTGGTGTGACCCACGGTCGTGAATTTTATATCACCTGTCTTACCACTAGCGGCAGCCACATTCGGAAGACCGCTAATGTCGGAGTAGTCCAAGGTGTCTGAATAGTCCGCAGGAAGCTGTGCTGCGATGACATTAGTAGAAGCGTTCCAGAGAACCTTGACGCCCATCCCAACATTCGTGAACACAATCTTCTGAAGACGCACTCCTGTACAAGCCGTACCGTCCTGACGAGAAGAAAGAGCCGAAACGTCTACTTTGGTAACAGCAGACTCACCAGTTCCGTCGCTAGTGTTAGTGCAATAGACGACAGCCGTTCTGGGTCCGTCTATCACACTGGTAGCAGTTACAGCATCTGCCATCTAGGAACTCCTTCCAAAGAATAAGAGGGTTTCCCCCCTCACCCTACTTTATGCAATCTGCACATATTCAACGATGAACGTGAAGGAGCCGGCCGTGGTGGCATCCACCGTATTCGTGACGTTACAGTAAATGGTTCTTTCTGCTGACGTGTATTGAACAGAAGCCGGGGCGGTAGTGCCGCTTTCCGTCTGAAGAACCAGAGAAGGCAACGTGACATTACCCACTACAACCGTAGTGCCGCCATCAAGGATCTGATCGGTAACCGCTGCTACAATCTGAGCACCTGAGCTGGATGTCCCAACCTCATAACCAATATCGCCAGTCCCGATCACAGGGGCCGTCGCACAAAAAATCTTGATGTTGGTGATGATGGTATTAGCGGGCTGGGTAAACTCGCCAATAGCTGGGCTGTCACCAGCAGTGGTGTTCACCGTCACACCTGTGGCGTACCCAACATGCTGGATGTACTTGTTAGTGAAAATCCCTGTAGACGCAACAGAGGAGGTTTCGGTAACAACCCCGGTTGTCGCGGCAATGTTGATAACTTTAAAGCCGTTCTCAGACCGGACGGCACCGCTAAAGGTGGTGTTAGCCATCTTCTTCTCCTTACGAGAGATAGGCCCCGGAGTCTTCGTAAGCGTCTGCTGGGACAGTCGCCAGGGCTATGATTCCCAGAAAGCTGGGGGAGGGTTTCCCCTCCCCCTTTTTTACGCGCCCTTGGACCCGTATACGCAACGGGGATCCGAGTAGCCAAAGCTATAACGCTCACGGGCTTTGAACCGTACATTCCCGGTATCAAAGTCACCTTCCATCTTCGTGGACATCGCCATACGCTCAAAATGAACGAAGCCGCGGGGAGCATCGGTTCTGATAAACCAAGCATCCGTGTCCGTCAGATAGTGGTTAACGACATAACCCTGCGGGAGCATACCCATGTTCCGCGAAGCGTTGATGTCGTTGTCCGCAGTGCCCGGACGAAGAGTGGACTCGAGAAGACGATCCGCGACAAATTGAAGCGCCGGAGGGATAATCAACTTCTGGCCACGAACCGACACCTTGAGACCGCGCTCATCAACATAAGCCGCGATATCAATAAGAGCGTTTTCAAGGCTGGTTTCGTTCAGGTCAGCATCGGTGCTGGGCTCATTACGAAGCGTTCCGTTGTTCACAAGGGGATGATCCGTAGCGCAGAGCTCCTTACCATCACCACCCGTAAACGTGCTATCGAAAGCGTTGTTCAGCGTAGCCGCGCCCTTCACCTGTTTGGTGTTGGACATGCTGCGGGCCAAAGCCTTCGTATAACGCGAAGCGAGACGATCATAGAGATTATCCTCGATTGCTTCTTCCGTGATGGAGAAAGCAAGCGCGATGGTCTCATGCGTGTACCGTGCGGTATACGCTTCCTGAGCATCGTCAAAGGTGATCGCCGAACCTTCCTGCTTAACAGGCGCTGATCCGAACCCGGAGAGCATCACCTCCTCTTCAAACGCGCGCTCCGAAGATTCCTTGTCATAAATCTCCGCAGACTCGTCATCGTACCGAGCATACTCGAGACCGAAAAGGGCGTTGAGGCCCGGTTCCAGCTCTTTTGCCAGTTGGGCTCTACTGATAGCCATTTCTCAATCCTCCTATACGCCGGTGGTTGAAGGAGTGCCCGCCGCAATAGCACCGTTGTTGCTATTGAAGTGGTTATTCAACCGAACAATTGCGCCAATACCAGCCGCGCCAAAATCCGCATTTTCTGGATCCTCAACCCAACCCAAAATCCGCATTTGCAGGGCAGCCGTAGTAGCAATCGTACTGATCGCAAGGCGACCTAACGATACACCAGTGGCGGTTGTTCCTGTAATAGCGGTTGAGAAGTTAGCGTTAGCAAACACTGCGGCACGAGCCGTAGCCTTGCTAGTCCACGTAGCATCCGTTGCAATGACATACAGCTGCATCGGATCGTCGTTGATATACGCCTTGATCGGATGGTTGCTATCTGCCCCTGAACCAGGCCAGTAGTTGCTCCATGTGGGCTTCTTAGTGGTGCTCGCAACATACTCGCACCCTTGGAAAACACCCAACAAACCAACCGTACCCCCAGCTGCGGCGCCAGGGACATCAATATAGCCAGTGGACAGCGGAATCACGGGTTCGCCGTGATAGAACGCACTGGTGTTACCGTTCGCGATCTCATACAGAGAATAGTTAGAAGTAGCGGTAGAGTTAGCCCCGCCGCCCATCTTATTAAGCGGACGGAGGCCGAAGCTTCCGTTACTGTTGGCCATTTTCTATCTCCTAGTCCTCTCTTTGAGGACCTCCAAAAGTTACACGAGATTGCCGATCAGGTTTATTGATCGGCATTGCTGGATGTTGCTCACGAGCAAGGTCGTTATCAACAGCCGCCATTTGATTGTGGGTCATGTTGCGAAAGTGCGCTTCACGCTCCTCAACGATCTCAATCGGAACTCTTGCAAGCAAAAGGCCACCGACACCTATGACACCAGCGTGCTTACCATCCTCAATGGTCGGGATCTCAAAATCAGGGTATTCCTCACCACGCACCAGTTCCCAACCCTCACGGGAGCGAGCTGCTACGTTTTTACGGTCATCAAAACCCATTACTTCGGACCGGATCCATCGATGCTTGTAACCATCTGGAGCGGGTGGCGCGTCCAACATGGACGGGGGCTTCCAAGGTTCTCTGCGTGCTTGCCCTGCACGAGTTTGATTGGCTCTAGGCGTTCTCGTAGACTTTTCAGGAGATGTGTTCTCATTATCCATGGCTAGTCCCTCACATATTTGGCGTATTCTTCAAGCGGCACATTGAGTTTCTTAGCAATGGCTACCTGAGAGGGGGTTAGCCGCACAGTTTTCCGTCCACTTTTGTTGCGGGATGCGGAAGATTCAGCTGACGCAACTTTCCTTCCCCCGTTTGCTTTAGCCCTAGGATCGAATTTATTAGGAAACTCGTGCCTAAGCCTATTGTCGAGTTCAGCGTAGTACTCATTTGACGATGGGTCAAACCCTTCGTCCTCAACCAAACGACGATGGATACCAAAAGCACCGTACGTCATAACTTCATCGTTGCCAAACCACTCATTGTTCGACGCCCAAGCCTCCGCTTTAGGATCCGGAGTAGGCTGGGGCTGGGGCTGGGGCTGAAACTGGGGAGCCGGCGCGGGCGCAGGAGCAGCCCTGGCCGGCTGGGGGGCTCTGGAAACGGTCTTTTGAACTGCTAACGAGGCCAAGGCTTCCTGAGCATCAACAAGCTTGTCCACATCACCTGTTTCATGAGCTTCCCGCAAAACTCGTTTGGCGGTCTCAAGCTCACTCGAGACACGGCTGTCGAACTGCTCCATGTAGCCCTTGTCCAGGGACGCCATGCGGTGTTTCAGAAACTCGTTCTCTTTCCGCACGTTCTCCGCGAACTCAATAGCCGTTTGTTTCTGGCGCTCTTCCTCTCTAAAGCGCTTGGTTAGCTGGCTAATCCGGCCCTTAACGCCCGCGCTGTACTCCTCAAGCTCGTCGTCGGAGCCGCTGTCCTCGGGATCTGAAACAGGGGGGTTTGGGGGAGGGTCTTCCGGTGCAATAGTTACGTCAACCGCATCTTCTTCGGTGTCGCCAACGTCAATCTTGGATTCTTCAGGCATGGTGATTCTCCATGGTATCTCTCTTCTTTCTAGACATGTTTGATATCGTCAGGTTCCTGGATCGTAGCAATGACCTCATCATCATTGATAATTCGGACTTCGCCGCCCTCGATCTTAAACCGGGCGCCGGCATACCGGCCTATACACACCCAGTCACCTTCCCGACACCAGTTGCGGGTTTCCGCCCCCTCCTTGCCGAATTTTGAGGAGTCTTGGTAGGCCAGAGGTCCTACCTTTAAAACATAAGCAACCACTGTGGACAGAGCTTCCCGGTCACGAACCGCATCGGGGATGTGAACACCTCCGTCAGTAGTTGCCTTTCCCATATACGGCATAACAAGAAGACGCCAACCAGTAGGCTGCGGAAGCCTGTCTTTTAACTTCTTACTAACAAGAGAGGGATCGAGTACTTTCTCACTCTTATTTATGTAGGCAGAGGAAGCGTCTTTGCTTCCGCGTTCCTTCTCCGCAACATTTGTCAGATCCCCCAGGACATTGTCCGGAACGTATAGGGTTTTGGTCATTCGTCCTCCGTGGATTGCAGGAGATCCTTTATCTCCCGTTCAGTAAATTCTAGCCCCTGAAGCTCTCCGACAAGCTGCCTGTACGACTCCATGTCCTTGGGCGAACCTTGCAAAATGGCGTTCTGGGTAAGTTCTATGCGACTCTCTATTGCTCGCAATAGATTGTAAGCAAAAGTCGTTGGATCAGACACGTTCTAGAAGGATCCCCTGAAAGTCTTGCCTTTGACGGCACCGCCCTTTGAGTAGCTGATCGGGCCGCGCTCTGTATCTTCGATGATGCCGCCAATATTTCTGCTGGATGTACGGCTACCCCTTTTGTCATAGCGTCCGGCATCTTCATCCGCCCGAACCTTATGATAAGCCCTCCGTAACTTCGGATCAGAAAGACCAAGAAGAACTTCTGGATTTTTCATTCCAGTGGTTTTCAGAATATAGTTTGTGTCTGCATTCCTATCTTCCTTAGACGGATAAGAAAAATCTACCGCGGCTTCAGTACCGGTAGAGGGGCCTTCTTCTAAGTCAGGCATCAGAAGGTCCTCGTTTTGTT